TAGCTACCATGCCGTCTCGCTGCTCCCAATATTCAACATAGGGAACATTATTCGTAAAATATGTTACTACTCCAGACCTAACATTACTTCTGGCTTCGTTTATTGCTGCTTTTCCAGTTCTATCTAATCTATTTAACTGAGAATCAGTGGTAGCGCCTACGTTAGTCTGCCAATTTCCTTTCATACGACCAGTATCAACGCGAGTATTATCAATCACGCCAGTAAAAAGCTCTATCTGTATAGCTCTTGCTGTTTGGTCTAGCGTAGCACCGACTTTTTTTGCCCATGCGTCAATTTTTACTATAGCCATTATCTTCTAGCCTGAACAAAATAAACCAACGGAATACCCGCAGGGCTAGACTCTTTGATCGATACGATTGACCAGTTTTCACCACGAATAGTTATCGTATCAGTGGAAATAGGCTCAATGGTATTATCTAAAATAATCATGCGGTCACTGCTTAATATTCTAGCACCGTCTATAAGCTCGTCAGCGTACTTCTGGACGATTGTATTTGGAGTATATGTAACCGTAGTACCCGCAATCACAGTGCCTGTCACAGGGTCTATAGAGTCTCCTGTGGTGCGTTTAATCTCACCCACAGCGCCAAACTTAGTAATCAGCTTAGAAGCAGTAGCCGCTATGCTGTTATAGAAGGCTTCACTCATTAGCCCATCACCAACGGAATGCCAAGACCGCCACGAACCATAAGAGCAGCTAGCAATGATTGGCTGCGTGAATGCCTAGCGATTCTTTGGCTGTCAGCTATAGCATATTCAACCTTAACTGCGCCTTTCACTTCTTCACTCTTAACGCCCACTGCGCCAGATTGAGAAAGGTTATATAAGTCTTCACCCGCTTGTATATCTAGCGCGAGCGACATCTGGCAATTCTTCACCAGTGTAGGTATTTCGTTATTCTGCCAACTGAAGTTATCTAAGTCGGTCAGATTGTTTCGTGGATAAGATAGCGGCTGATAACGCTGTACCATGTCACCCATTAACTGCGATTCTTTACTAGCGATATATTGGGCAGCTTTGATTAGCTGTACTTTGAAAGCATTAGTGTCTTCAACCGTAACGCCAAAGCCTTCAGCGTAGGCTATGTATTCAGCTATAGTCACATAGGTGTTAGCACCTGCGATAATAGAGCCATTTTCAACAATCAAGGTAGCCATTTGATATTCCTACTTGCCTTTCGGCTTCTTTTTCTTGCCTTTGTTGTACATAAAATCACCACTTAACTTTATTTGCCCAGTATGCGCCGCTCATCTTACCTTTCTTTATGTTTTCAGCGTGTCTTGCCTGAAACGAAGCCCTGCGAGCAGCGTCAGCTTTACTTTCGTTAGCGCGTTTAGGTGAACCTGAAACTCCCTGCTGTCCAAAACGAATCGTTTTTATTTCATCGCCTTCTTTAGCGACAACAACATGAGATTTGGTCGGATGGTTAGGAGTGCGCTTTGGTTGGTTGTACTTATCCAGACCTAAACGAGTGAGTCTTGAATCTTTTGCCATGATAACCCCAGAAAGGGAAAAGGGGCGACCGAAGCCACCCCATTCCGTTTAGCCGAGAAGTACAGCAGCGAAGTCAGGCTTCCATACTTTGTAGCCGTACAAGCAAGACACATCAAACATTGCCTTGTTGTAGCCTTTGTAGGCAGCTACTTCAAACACCAGACCGCTAACTGGGTCTTGTACTGTTAGACGGTCAACCGCAGCGTCACCGCCAGTAGGTTGTGCCATTGGACGCATACCGATTTCAACAGCAGCTTTGTGGAAAGCTACGTTACCAGTGAAGCTATTACCAACAGTAACAGCAACGCCATCAGCAAGTGACTCGCGCAGACCGGGAGCAGCGATAGTAACAGTGCCAGCAGCCAGAGCTGAAGTCACAACGTACTTGTTCGTGTCACCAGCGAAAGTGATAACGTCGCCAGCCAAGATTGTGCCTGAACCACCATCGGCGCCGATAGCAGTGTCGCCAACTGCGAAAGTGCCGTTGGTGATGTAGCTTGTGCCAGTGCCTTTGGTGTGGCTTGCAATACCCGCAGACTCTTTAATCATCAAGCCTTGGAGGTCGAGCAAAGTGCCTTGACGGAGAAGGTCGCTAGAACCCGCAGTATTGACTGACTGTAGTGAAGCGAGCTGACGCAGGTTAGTACCCGCAAGGCTGTTCATTACAATAGAAGCCATACCGTCATTAGACGGCATTCCGTTATCTACGAGAATCTGGCGAATCTCTGCAACATCGTTAAAGTTACTAGCGAAAGGAGTAGTTCCCGCAGTACCAAAAGCGCGTGAAGCATTCTTAGCTACATCCGCAGCAACTTCGGCTTCGATTTGGTTAGAGATAGCGCGCATAGCTTGCTGAATCTGGTCACCGTAGATAGTTTCAAAGCCCGCGCCGTTGTTAACGTGCTTCATGTCTTCGCCTGTCCAAGGAATCTGAACAGATGCTGTAGTGCTAAGAGCCATTGTCTTATTGTCTACAGTTTGGTCTGTACCTTCAGGGATAGTCATTGAAGGTGAAACGGTTGTAACAGTCGCATTGCGAGTAGCGAAAGAGCGGATAGTATCGCCCTGTGCTGCACGAGCAGTTGCGTCTGAGTTAATTGTTGCTGAAGGGATAACACCAACAAGCTCACGGCCAACAATGTCTGCCGCCTTGTAGATGTCTGCCGCTAAGTCAGTTAGAACATTAGCCATGAGAGATTACCTTTAATCGTCTTTAAGTTTACCGCCGTTTTTGGCGAAGTTTGCGCGTTGCGCTTGGTTCATTCGGTCAAACTCCGACCGACTTACTTCATTGACTCCAGCCCCGCTAGATTCATTGCCACCTGTACGCCCTGCGCCGTTGGCTTTTGTTCCCACAATTAACGGAGCAAAAGCTGCGCTATTCTGGAATTCTGCTTTAAGCTCATCAATGGACATCGCTGACGGCTTACCATCTTTATCGAGAACAACAGTAACAGGACTGCCGTCCCTAAATTCTGTTCTTAATCGCCTTTCTAGGTGTGGCAATAAAACATCTGCCGAACCTTGTACTGCGATTTCTGCCGCTATCTTCGTTGCCGTTTGACCACTTGTTAGTTTGACAAGCGTTCCTGACAATTCTTCTAGCTCTTTCTTTAGCTCTACTTCCCTAGCGTTAAACTTCTCTTGCCAAGATTTATCTAGAGCCTCTGTATCATTACCTTTCTTTGCTGCTTCAAGTCTTGCTGCTTCTGCTTCTTCCGCTGCTTCCCGCGCTTTCTGCGATGCTGCTTTCTTTTCTCGCAACAACTCATCAACTTTATTCTTGAGACCACTTAAATCTTCTTTCTCTGGCTCAGGAATGCCTGTAACTTTAAGCTGATACCCAGTATCTGTTTGCTCATAAAGTCCTTGTAAGGATTCGTCAATGTTTTCTAAACTATCTAACTTAAACTCAATCATTATATCACCCTGTGATTAAAGTAAGCCCTGCTTACGATTCCGTCATTGTAACTTGCAAAACTTTTATGTCAATGCTAGTCCAATCCCGCTTTTTCAAACGCTACTGGTTCTAAAGACTTCATTTCGTCTAAAGTCATTGGTTCAAAATTCTTTCCTAACTGTAATTTGGTAAACTTTTCAGAAGTTAAACCGCCTCTGCGAAGTAACGCGCCCCTACTTTTTCCTATAGCTGAGTCTTGAAACGCAGCAGGTTGCTTCTTTAGCCAACCGTAATAGGTTTGGTCAGCGGGAACAGAAACCACTTTGCCATCTGGTCCTCGCGCACTTCTGGTAGCACCTTCGCGCAAGAATGAGAACCTATCATCCAATACTGCGACTATAGTGCTGCGACAGTTTGGGTGGATTGGTGGTCGTGGTCCTTTGTCTATAGGGAATTGCTGTCCATCTAGTGAACGGCATTGCGGAGAGGTTCGGCTGTCTAGTGTGCTAACCCATTTCACCGCTTTAACTATATCGGCGTTATTCTGCCAGACTTGCTCGCGTGATTGGACTGCTGCGTGTTGCAGCGCAGTTCTAGTGATGGTCTTTGCTGCGTTGTTCATTTGAAACAATACGCCATCAGTAAACTTATTGGCTCTAGTGCCACGAACAGCTTGCAAGATTTGGTTAGTTGTTTGCCCTTCGTAGTATCCCGCAGAGATTGCACCGCTAACTCTATCTAGCGTTCTCTGTGTTAAACCTTTGACAAAAGGCTTTAGCAGCTTGCCGTTATCAGCGCCCAGTATCGTCAATGGATTATTAAAAACAGCAAACTGCAACGAAGCGGCAGTTGGAACAACGAAGTCAGCAGCCGCAACCTGCCCTAATGCTCTAACTTCAAACCCAGATTCATAATCAGCTAGGTCAATAGATTGTGCGGCTACAGTGTCAGTAAACTCCTGCGCCAAAATAGCCATGTCTGACTGCACAGAAATCAACAACTGGTTAAGCCTATCTCGTGAGAACTCGGTTAAGTCCCTATTGGCTAAACGCGCAGTAACAGATTGGTCAATCTTCTTTAGAAAATCGCCAACCTTGTTAGCTTCGCCTGTCTTTAGCCTTTCGAGATAGACTTGGTGGCG